AAAGGATTGAAAAGCTTAAGAAAGAGCTTGAAAAACAAAGAGATAAAGAATGAGAATATGCGCTTTATTGATTTTATTATTAGCGGGGTGTCAAGACCGTTATCGTTATTTTTGCCAAGACCCTGATAACTTTGGTGCGCCGCAGTGTCAAAAACCGCGTTGTGAGTTTACCCAAGATTGTCCAGAATATCTCGTAGCCCCTGTATTGGAGAAGAAAATTGAAGGAATTACTACTGCTCCTGCTAACCCCCAACAACAGCCCGCGGTTAACTGCCGATGAAATAGAAGCCCGTACAAGGGCTTTTGTGGTTGTGATGGTAACTCTTATACTATTCTTTATAGTAGTTACTCTAATCTACAGCGTCATGTTTGTAAGCCAACCAATCAAAGCTATGGCTCCGATTGACCAAGCATTCACCAAGATGCTAAATGACATTGTGTTATTAATTGTGGGTGGTATAGGTGGCATTATGACTAAAGGTTTGACCAATGAGGCAAAGGCTATGATGGATAATGTCAAAGCTGGTAAAGATGCGTATGTAGCTCCAAAGGTGGAGACTATTATGATGGGATCAGGTTGGACAGCGCCGCCAAAGCCAACCAGTGGACCTACTTTAGAAGCGGATCATGAGCGCGAGCGCATGGCACAAGCAAGGGCTGAGAATGTTTAATCCCTGGGTTATTATTGGCGCTATTGCCACATTTATAGGAGTATATTTTTATGGACATCATGCAGGCTATCAACAACGTGTGGACGAAGATCAAGCAGAAATTATCAGACTTAATGGAGAAGCTCGCGCCAAAGAAGCCGAGTTAAACCAAAAGATTGTGGTTGCAAGTACGGCTTTACGAAAGGCAAAAGATGATATTAAATCCAAGCAAGATAGTATTAATTCTCGTATTGATGCTGGCGAGTTGCGCCTCCCGTCCAGTTGTGCCGTACAAGCCGATCCAAATTCCCCCNCTGGAGATAGAGACAAGGGAAGCGAATCTGACAGACAGGCTATTAAAGATATTGTCTCCATCGCCGCAGAAGGGGACTNTGCAATCACAGACCTCAACGCCTGTATTGCCCAGTACAACAATGTTAGGGAAATAGTTAATAAAGGTGTGAAATGATCAGTCCAGAAAAACTCCACGCCCTTGGCATTGGTTCAGAATGGTCTGAGCCCCTTACAACTACCTTTACAACATTTGGATTAGATGATCTTAACAAGCAGGCGGCCTTTATTGGCCAATGCTCTCACGAATGCAACAAGTTTAAAACGCTAGAAGAAAACCTAAACTATAAAGCCGCAACCTTGCAAAAGCTATTTGGGCACAAGTTTAAACCTGAAGAAATAGCTCTTTATGCTGGTAATCCAGTTAAGATTGCTAACAGGATTTACTCCAATAGGATGGGTAATCGGGATGAGGAGAGCGGAGATGGCTGGCTTTATCACGGGCGCGGTTGCATACAGTTGACTGGTCACGATAACTATTGGCACTTTGGACAAGCGGTAAACAAAGACTTTACAAAAGAACCGCAACAAGTTGCACTTCCAATGTATGCGGCGTTGTCTGCTGGGTGGTTTTGGAAGACTCATGGATGTAACGAATTGGCTGAAGCTAAGAACTGGGAAGGTCTTACAAAACGGATTAACGGCGGTACTTTTGGACTAAATGAACGCATTGAATTAACTCAGCACGCCCTTGCTGTTTTGGGTGGATAATGAGAAAATCAAAACGTAAACCTAAAAATGAACCAATGTGTAACGCCAAACCAGAAACTCCAGCACTTACCCACTCTTTAACGGTTGGGCATTACTTTACGACTGCCGTTTATACAGCAGAAAAGCCTGATTTTTTGGAAGCCGCCAGAGCAGTTACAGACGAACATATTAACAATGTTAAAGCTAATCAACAGCTTGATGAGATTTATCCAGTTAGGATGACAAATAACATTTATACCGATCCCAGATTAGCTGATTTTGTTAAGTTTGTTGGCGAACAATCTTGGTACATTTTATTCAATCAAGGTTATCGTATGCAGGATTTAAGTACGGTAATAGAGTCTATGTGGTGTCAAGAGCACTACAAGCATTCCCTTATGGAGCAACACGCACATACAAACCCAGTACAAATTGTTGGGTTTTATTTTATTGAATGTCCTGAAAAATGTTCAAGTGTTGTATTTCATGATCCAAGGGCGGGTAAAGTACAGGCCAGTTTGCCAGAAAACAATCCAGGATATATAACACCAGCGAGTAACAATGCTGGATTTAATCCCAAAGCTGGGCAGTTTTTCTTTACAAATTCTTGGTTAGCACATTCTTTTTCCAGGCACGCATCTGATTTACCAATTCGGTTTATACACTTCAACATGGAAGTTAAACCAACAATATATCAAAACCCAAAAGTTGAGATAGTGTGAAGTATAGGATAAGATTCAACAAGTCCAGAGGACAGCCTGGAAGAGGCACGTTAGATCATGCTTGGCGGGTTTTTGAGGGCGATAAAGAGTATTTGGTTAAGAACGTTAAGATTAATGTTTTTTGCTATAGCGAGCGAGAGGGTGAGGATTGGAATATGTGTTGTGATGGTACGTTAAAGTTAGACAGAGAAACATCGACAGCGATTATTGAATAATGTCATTTTTAAAACTTACTTTTAAACCTGGGATTAACAGGGAAAAGACTCAATATGCATCAGAGGGCGGGTGGTATTCGAGCCAGCTTGTGCGTTTTCGCCAGGGTTTTCCTGAAAAGATTGGCGGTTGGACGCAGTATTCAGCTAATACATTTCTAGGTGTTTGCCGTTCTCTTTGGAATTGGTTTACTTTATCTAACATTAGTTATATTGGAGTAGGAACAAACCTAAAGTTTTACATTACCAGCGGTAATTTTTATTACGATATTACACCAATTCGTACAGTTAATTCACTTACTAATCCATTTACAACCACTAGCGGGAGCAAGTCTGTCAAAGTTACAGATGCCAATAGTGGATTTATGATTAATGATTTTGTTACGTTTTCTGGTGCAACGGCTGTAGGCGGTCTTACACTTAATGGTACATATCAGGTTACAACAGTAACGTCTGGTACAACTTATACGATCACAGCGGCAACGGCGGCAACAAGCAGTGCTGGCCCTGGAGGCGGTACAGTATCAGCATCTTACCAGCTTAATACAGGACCAGCTTACGAAGTTGCATTTAATGGATGGGGCGCTGGAGCTTGGGGTGGAGGAACATGGGGTAATGGTAATACAGTTCTTCAGGCTTTACAGATTTGGAATCAATACAACTATGGCCAAGACTTAATTTACGGTCCAAGAGGCAGTGGACTTTATTATTGGACGGCGGCAAATGGAACGGGTACGCCAGGGGTTAACCTTAACACGCTAGGTGGTACGGTTACTATCTCTATAGGTTCTCCAGCGATTATTGTTTCTAACTTAACTTTGCCAAATGGAAGCTCTATTACGTTTGCAACAACGGGCGCTTTACCAACTGGGTTATTTACGGGTACTCAATATTATGTAGTTAACGCGTCTGGTACGCAGTTTAATGTGGCTTTGGCTCAGTATGGAACACCAATCAATACGTCAGGAACGCAGTCAGGAACGCAGTCTATTGCGATACTTGGGGATGTGCCAATATTCCAGAATAACATTATTGTGTCCGATGCGTCTCGGTTTGTTTTGGTCTTTGGGTGCAACAATGTTAATTCAGCGACTATAAACCCAATGTTGATACGTTGGTCAGACCAGGCTAATCCTTATGTTTGGTATCCATCTATTACCAACCAAGCGGGCGGTCAAACGCTTTCGCACGGCTCACANATTGTAACGGTCATTCAGACTCGNCAAGAGATTTTGGCTATTACGGATGCGGCGGTTTATTCTGTNCAGTATGTTGGTCCTCCATTTGTTTGGGGAACTCANCTTATGGGTGAGAATATCTCTATTATGGGACCGAATGCGGCAACGCTTGCGGCGGGTATTGTGTACTGGATGGGGCGCGATAAGTTCTATATGTACACGGGTCAGGTTATGACTTTACCATCTGATCTTCGTAGATTTGTATTTCAAAACTTAAACCAAAACCAAGCTCAACAGGTTTATGCCAGTACGTCTGAAGCTTTTAACGAAGTTTGGTGGTTCTATGTGTCAGGAACAGGCACGCAGATCAATGCATATGTTGTTTATAACTATGTTGAGCAACTGTGGTACTACGGGTCATTGGCAAGAACGGCGTGGTTAGATACGGGATTACAGTCATCTCCTGTTGCGGCAACGTACAACGGTTATCTTGTTAACCAAGAAAGCGGTGTTGATGATAATGAAACGGGTACACCAGCGGCTATGGATTGCTACATTACATCTTCTGAGATTGATATTGCTCAAGAAAAGGGTGAGCGGTTTGCTTTTGTAGATAAGTTACTACCAGACGTAACATTTACTGGGTCTACAGCGGGCACAACACCGCAAGCTACGATGACTATTTATCCTTTGAATGCTATGGGTTCAGGTGTAGGCACGCCAAACTCGCCGCAAGTTAACTATATAGCGTCTGTAAACCTTACTGAAGAATTTACAAATTATGTGTATGTACGCATTAGAGGCCGCCAATTGATAATCAAGATGGAATCCAACAAGATTGGAACAAATTGGCAATTAGGATCACCTTTGATGAGCATTAGAGCGGACGGTAGAAGATGATACCTGTTAACCCAATCCCTCCTAACCTGCCCTTTGCTCCTGATCCATATTCAAAACAATGGATGGACCAGTTTGAGAAAGTATTGCAGTTGTATTTTTCTCAACTTAATGCTATGAATGCAACAACAATTGGACAAATATCAACAAATCAGACATTGATTTGGCTGGGGGTTTAATGGCTAATTATCAAAACGTAACACCTAATCAACTTGGTCAGCAAGCCGTAACAACCAGTTATACGACACTTTACACTGTACCAAGTAACGTTAGAACTTATGTAAAACAAATTGATATTTGTAACACTACAAATGGTGCTTTAGGTATTTACATATCTTTAGTTCCATCTAATGGTACAGCGGGCGCTTCTAATGCTTTGTACTATAACCAATCTGTATCTGCAAATACAACACTTTCATATCAAGGCATACAAATACTTTTACCTGGTGCAACTGTGCAAATTAAGGGAAGTTCTACTGGTTTAACGGTAACTGCTAGTGGCGGTGAGGCGGTGTAAATGCTAAAATTTCATCTAAATTAAGGGGATAAGCATGGGCTGTTTTTTTAGCGGTTTAACAAGCGGGAGTTCGGCGATAGGCCAGCTTGGAAAAAGCGTGG